GATTGAAAGTCGGGAGGGGGAGTAAGCTATACTCCTTGACAGAATTTAGGGAATTTCCCATGAAAAAAGCACCCAAACACATCATCAATTACATCCGCGAACCAGACACATGGGACGCGACTGCTTTTGAGACTCAGATTCGCAGCGAAGTGGAAAGCTCCACAGGCGCTTTGACCGCAAGTGATGAAACGCTGGTGGGAATGTTGGTGATGACCATGCAAAGTCTGATTGATGCCGAGCGCGTGATTCAGACCCAAGGCATGATTGAGCATTACAACTCTGGCCCTGCCACTTCTCCGTATTACAAGATAAGAACCGAATGTCTCGACAAAGCAATCAAGATTCTGGCCGAGCTTGCGCTTGTGGCCCGTGGTCGCCCAAAGAAGACATCCACACCCACCGCCATAGATGAGCTATTCAATACTGCTTGAGCCTGCGTTTAAGTACGCTACTGCCGTAGTTCGCGGCGACCTACTCGCTTGCGAGGATGTCAAGATTGCTTGTCAGCGATTCTTGGACATGGTTGAGCGCAAGGATGCGCCCTACGAGTTCGTCCCCGCCAAAGCTGAACACATCCTCAAGTTCGCCAAGTTCTGCCGCCATGTCAAAGGGCCAGACGCAGGGAAGTCAATTGAGCTTGAGGGATTCCAAGTTCTGTTCCTTGCTGCGGTGTATGGATTCCGCAACAAGTCAGACCACAGCATTCGATGGGTGACGGACGTTATCCTGTTCGTGCCACGCAAGTCGGGAAAGACCACGCTTGCGTCCATCATTGCCTTGTACGAGCTGCTGTTTGGCGAAGCTGGCCCCGAAGTATTCACGTTGGCGACCAACCGTGAGCAGGCATCCATTTGCTTTGACTCGTCCAAGGCCATCATGGAAAGCATGGCCCCTGAACTGCAAAGCCGATTCATTCCATTCCGAAGTGAGCTGAAAAAGGCGGGGGATTCGACATCGACCTACCGCGCCCTGTCCCGTGAGAACCGTAAGACTGGTGACGGTAAAAACCCATCGTGCGCAATGATTGACGAAGCGGCTCAGATTACCGAGCGTGGCTCCATCGAGGTGTTGCACTCAGGTATGGCTGCTCGTAAGAATCCTTTAAGGATGTACCTGACGACAGCCAGCTTCACCAAGGAGACAAAGTTCTTTGAGGACTTGAATCACTTTCGCGCTGTGCTGCGTGGTGCTGCGGAAGACTCGTTCCGTTGGTTTGGCCTGCTGTATTCGGTAGACCCCGGCGATGAGTGGTCTGACCCCGCCGTATGGGGCAAGGCCAACCCCATGCTTGGCGTGTCGGTGACGACTGAGGCAATTCAGCACATGGCCGACGAAGCCAAGAGCAAGCCTGCTTCCCTCAATGAGTTTTTGTGTAAGCAGCTCAACATCTATGTCAGCTCGAATGCTGCTTGGGTTGACCGAAGATATTGGGATGAGTCCGAGGCTCCTTTGCCTGCTGACAAACCAGAAGCCACGTTCATTGGATTCGACTTGGCCCACAGCCGAGATTTGAATGCCGTGGTGACGCTACACCGATATGCCGAGGAAGACCTGTACGCCAAGTTCAAATTCTTCTTGCCAGAGGAGTCGATTGAGCTGATTCCGAATCACTACAAGTCAATCTTTAGTCAGGCTGTGGCATCTGGCATCCTGCACCTCACGCCCGGCAACGTGACCGACCTGAACGAGATTGAGTCCTACATTCGACAAGAGGCCGAAACCTATGAAGTCAAAGAAATTGGCTATGACCCTTACAACGCTGCTGCTCTTGTCGCCAATCTTTTCTCCTATGGCCTTCCAGTCAAAAAGGTTGGACAAGGCATGGCAGTACTATCCAACCCGTCGAAAACGGCAGAACAGCTCATCCTTAAAAAAGCCATCAAGCACGATGGAAATCCGTTTGTGGGGTGGCAACTTGGTAACTGTGAGGTATACACCGATGTGAACGGCAACGTAAAAGTGAGAAAAAACGAAGCCGACCCATCCGCCAAGGTGGACGGAATCATCGCCATGATTATGGCGTTGCACTGCCATTTGGATAACGTATTCGTGTCAGACTCTTATGGACTCAGATTATTTTGAGTGATAACATCACGGAAACTAGGAGCTGACATGGCTATTCTCGACATTTTCAAGCGCAAGTCCACGCAATCGGACGAAAGCAACAACCTTTTCGGCCAAACGGCTCTAGGTAACAACATTGTTTATTCGGGTAGCAATACTCGCCCAACAGTCAACACTCAAGTCCTGTATGTGACGACTGCCAGTACGAATACGGCTGGTCGCACAATCGACATGAGCCTATTGACGCGCAACAGCACCGTCATGGCTTGCGTTGGCGCAAAAGCAAGAGCCTTGGCTCAGTTGCCAATCAAAATCATGTCAGAGCAAGAGGACGGTTCGTACCTTGATGCTGTGAAAGACAAGTCTGTTGGCGTTCGTGACAAGAACAAAGCCAAGCAAGTCTCCAAGCTGTTGAACAACCCCAACAACTTCCAATCGAAATACGAGTTCTGGTATCAGTGGCTCATGTGGTTGGAATTGTCTGGCGAAGCGTTTACCTTGTGGTGGCGCGAAGACCAAAAGAACCCTTCACAGACTCCAATGGAGATGTATGTGTTGGATTCCACGCTGATTGCCGTGACCATCAATCCAGCTCGTTACCCTTCATACCGTTTGTCCACCCCTTCATACGGTTTCAGCAAAGACGAGCCGTTGGCCGCACATCAAGTGATGCACATTAAAGAGGCAGCATGGCAAGGTTCGGCTGGTTTCAACAAAGGCATCTTGGCTGCTGAATTGGTGACGCTCGACCAAGACATCGACGTTTACGCCAACTTCATCATGCTCAATGGCGCAAAGCCAACGGGTATGTTTACGACCGAACAAGTCATCCCTGATGGCAAGTACAAGGAATTGGCCTCGCGCTTGAAAGAGGCTTGGTCAAACATGACTGGTAGCCAACGCACTGATGAATCGAAGCCGGGCCAAGGTATGTTGCTCGACCAAGGCATGAAGTACACACCAATCGACATCCTCACTTTGCAAGACACCCAAGCTGCTGAGTTGAAGATTCAAACCATGAAGCGTATTTGTGGTTTGTTCGGTGTGCCTCCATCCATGATTGGCATTGGCGACTCCAAGTACAACAACACTCAAACCATGTTGGATGAGTTCTACAAATCAACGATGTACCCAACCATCGTGAACGTCCAAGAGAAGTTGAAGCAACAGTTGTTCAATGGCTATCCCTCATTGTGTGTTCAGTTCGATACAGCAAACTTCTTGAAGGGCGCTCCAATCGACCAAATGAACTATGTGAAGGCTGGTGTTGATGCTGGCATCCTGACTCCAAACGAAGCGCGTGAATATTTGAACAAAGCTCAGATGGAAGGCGGCAACGAGTTGAAGCAAGACACAAAACCAAGCGACCCAATTGCAGGCTCAAGCCCTCAAGACACAGGTGGCGGTGGCGGCAACCAGAAGAATAAATTAAATATCGGCAAGTAATGTCGCTGATTTTTAAGATTATGGTAGCATCGTTGGTAGCAAATAGACCAACGGTTCCGCCGCCTCCAAAGCGCGGTCGGCCACCAAAAACAATATACGACATTGATTTATCTAAAGTCGATGAGGTAATCCATGACGCAAAACTTGATGATGGTGTGCGAGGCCAAACTGGTTCTCGAAAAAGCAGGCAACGCAGAGCCAACAGGCAATATTGAAGCGGTTGTCACAACTTGGGGGCCACGCGAAGGCGCTGACGGTCGCAAGTTCAACTATCAACCCGAGGCATTTATGCAATGGGCAGAGTCGTTCAGCAAAGCTGGTCGCCCTCTGCCAATGTTTGTGAACCATGATGCTGATTCCATCCCTGTGGGTGAATGGACATCATTTGAGTTTGACGAAACTGGCATGAAAGCCTGCGGTCGCTTGTATGTCAACACCACTCAAGGCTCTGACTTGTATCAAGTTATGAGCGAGTCGCCAAATATGTTTGGTGGCGTGTCTGTTGGCGCATACGCCGAAGAATATCAATGGACAAAAGAAGACGGCACTCCAATGACCGTTGGTTCTGATGACCCATACGAAGACGGCTACTTCCAAATCACCAAAGGTGGTCTGCGTGAAGTTTCAGTCGTGATGTACCCAAACAATCCAATGGCCGAAGTGCAAAAGCTGGAATATTTCCGCGCTGATGGCACTGCCGACCTGAAAGTTTTGGAGCAAGCCCTGCGTGATGCTGGTCTATCCAAGAAAGATGCGGTCGCTGCCGCATCTACATTCAAGAAAGTGATCGAGCAGCGTGATGCTACTCAGGAGCCTATTGAAGCTGCGACGACTCAGAGCGATTCTGATGCGGAAGCGACCAACGCAGCAATTCTCGAAGCTCTTGAGCAGCGCGAATTGTTAAAACTCCTCGACAAACGCCTGAAAGGTTAATCATGTCAAAAGAAATCATCGAAAAATTGGATGCCATCGAAGCTAAACAAGCTGAGAGCATCGTGGCTGTTGAAGCCAAAATCCCTGCTGCTGTTGAAGCCGTTAAAGCTGAAATGGCTGAAATGGTTGCTGCTTTGGAAGCCAAAGTTGCCGCTATTCCTGCTCCCGCAGTTCACAAAGAAAAAGCCAAGAGCGTTCGCCAAGACGTAAACCGTTCTGTCAAAGAACAACTCAAAGCAATCTCCGAAGGCAAAAACACTCTTGAGAAACAACTGCAAGTTTTCGCAGACGAATCTCAAATGGAAGCCTACATGAAAGAAGCATCGGCTCTGACTGCTGGCGGTAACAACCAAGGTGGTCGTACTGGCTATGACCCTGTGTTTGCTGCTTTGCGTTTGGCTAACCCAATGCGCGGCGTGTCTCGCACTGTGGCTACCGATGGCTCTAGCTATCAATTCCGTGTGAAGACCGGCAATGCTGGCGCTGCATGGGGCTACACAATCCAGAACAACGGTTCGGCAACAACTGAAAACACTTCAATCTGGCAATTGGTTTTGCAAGACTTGAACGTGCAGTTCCCTATCCGTACTGCTGCTCTTGACGACATCGACGGTTTGGAAGCAAACGTGGTTGACGATATGTTGGCTGAATTCGCACAAGCCGAAGCTCTGTCAATGATTCAAAACAACGACCAAGGCTTGACCAGCTTGCCATACGGCGGCTCTAACGGTCTGCGCGGTTTGAACCAATACGCTGGTGCTAACAGCTCTTACGCTGGTGGTACAACTTCCACTGCTGCTTTCGGTAGCTCTGGTACTGGTTCTACAAGCGGTTTGCACAGCTTGGCTACTTATGACCAGTTGACTTCCAACACCAACACTGTCGGTGCTGCAAACATCACCTACAAAGACGTTGTGAACTTCATCTACGCCTTGCCACAACAATACTGGACTGAGAGCGCTAAGTTCATCATTAGCCCTGTCTTGTTGGCTCAAATCCGTGGTTTGACAGATACAAACGGCACTCCTGTGTTCGAGCGTATGTCTCCTCTGGAAACCAATGGCATTGTTGGTCGCTTGTTGGGCTTTGACGTTGTTGTGAACAAGTATTTGGACACTCCATCTCAAACCACTACCGCTTCTGCTGGCACAACTAGCTTGTACCCAATGTACTTCGGTGACTGGTCTCGCGGCCACACCATCATTGACCGTTTGAACATGGTCATGCGTCGTTACGACCAGACAGCCCCCGGCTATATCACCTTCTTCGGTGAGAAGCGTTTGGCTACATCTGTGCGTGACCCGTTCGCTATCGTGCGTTACCGCTCGACTGCTACCGCAGCCTGATAGTTGCCTTGGATGGGGAGTTCGCTCCCCATCTTTTTAACTCTCATTGGAATAACTATGACTATCACCGAAAAAATCCTGAACGGCATTAAGCAAGCCATTACCGAAGGTGGCAAAGTCACCATTGACCTGAAAGAAGCCTCTGCAATCACTGGTTCTGGTTCGGGCGTTGGTGGTAATGTTGTATTCGACGATGCGTTTGCCGCCCTGCGTCAAGCAAATCCACTGCGTCAAGGCTCACGCCAAATTGCCGTGAACGGCTCTGATGCTCAATTCGTTGCCAAGACTGGTAACGCTGCAAACTCCACAAACCCTTGGGGTTACGAATTTACTCCCAACTCAGGTTCTCCTGATGTTGATACATCCATTTGGCAATTGCCAGTGCGAGTGTTGGTTGCACAGCTTCCAATCCGTACTGCCGTGTTGTCCGATGTAAACGCTCTTGACTCTACATTGGTTGAAGACTTGGCACTTGAGTTTGCTCAATTGGAAGGTCAATCAATGGTCTTGAACGACGACCAATCTGGCTCTACAACTGACGCAACTGGCGCTGAATACGGCCTGCGCGGTTTGGACAGCTATCCATCTGGTTCCGTGAGCGCCTACGGCTCAAGCGGCACTGCAATGACCGATGGCTTGCACGACATTGCTACCGTGTCTTTGGGTGGCACTGCTGTAACCTACAACAAGATTGTGGACACAGCAAACGCACTGCCTGCTCAGTATTGGTCACTGGAAGGTACGGCTTGGCAAATGAGTCCAGCAATGATTTTGGCTCTGCGTGAGTTGAAAGACAGTTCTGGTATGCCTCTGTTCTTGGAAATTGGCGATGCTGATGGCGCTGCTGTTGGTCGCGTGTTCGGCTGGCCTGTTATTCCAAACCCATACTTGTCTGCTGATTTCCCTGTCTACTTGGCAAACTGGAATCGCTTTTTGACAATCGGTGATACCGAGCAAATGAATGTTCAGATGTATGAGCAAACACAGCCCGGCTTCATTACCCTGTACGCAGAAAAACGTCTGGTAAGCTCTGTGCGTGACCCGTTTGCGGGTGTTCGTATTAGCGCAGCATAAGAGGTGACAAATGGCGGCTGATTCACAACTCGGTTACTTGAACTACGGCGGGGGAACCCGCAATCCGTTTAACTACGCAAAGACAGAGCAAATCAGTCGTGACATTGCTACCGCTTGGCTGACTCTTGACGAAATCACAAATCAGCTAAACCTGTTTGGTGACGAAAGCCAAGATTCTTACTTGGAAGGTCTTGAGTTGGCGGTAAGAATGACAATCGAGGATTTCCTTGGTATGTCTATCTTTCCAACGTCATATCGCGTTTGGTACAACGAGGCTAGTCTCAACGGAACTCCGTTGACATTGGATTTGCCAGAAGTCAGCCAAAACTTTAACCCATCTCAGCCGGGTGTCGTAATCAATGCTGTCAAGTATTGGAATGACAACAACCCGCCTCAGTTGATTACTGTTGCCGTTGACCAGTATTACTACGACCCATCTGGCAACAAAGTTGTTGTGGCGACTTTGCCAACGAACCTCAACAGTTCTATGACATCGCCTGTGATTTGCGAGTACACGACAGCAGCAAACCCCTTGGCGGCTTACCCCGTAATTAAACAGGCTGGTTTGCTGTTGTTGACTCACCTCTACAACAATCGTAGTGACACCACAGGCCCAATTCAGCACAACATCCCTTGGGGTGTTCAGTGCTTGCTGCGTCCTTACAAACCATTGGTGATGTAAATGGCAATTGCACGTTTCGAGAACATTGCAATCAACAATCTGACTTTCTCTGAGAGTTCGTTTGGTGAAGGCGCGACGACTCAGACCAAATGGTTTGATACTCGCGCCCGTGTGTCTGACGTTGCCAATAGCTTAAAGATTGCTGACAAATATCGTCTGTACCAAGAGCTGACTCAGTTCACTCTGAACTACACGCCGAATATGAAACAAATCGTGGATGGGCAAGACCAATACTCAATCACTTGGCGCGGCCAAGATTGGCGTATTACGGATGTGCGCGAGGCAAACGACCGCATGACCGTCATGTTCCTGTGTTACCGCAACGACCCTGTGACCTCCGTATGACGACTCAACTCAATCCAGTTCTGTACGGTAAGGCAATCCAGTATCAACTGGCAAACATTGTCACGCCTGTGCCTGTGTATGCTTCGTTCAACCGCAATTTTGCGAGAGAGCCGAAGTTCCTCACATGGCAATTGCGTAATGTCCACCAGCCTGTTTATACAGGTCAACAACAAAACAACAAGGGCATCGACCGCCCTGTGTTCCAAATCTCCATCTTCACTCAGAAGATTGAAGACGGTTTCACTATTTCCAATCAGGTACTACAATCCCTACACGGTTATAGTGGTCAATTTGGTAGTCCGACCGATGGGTTCTTCATTGCGAAGGCCGATGTGGTTTGGCTATACAACAGCTATGACAACGAGCAGAATTTGGCGCAAGTCTTTTTGGATTGCACAATAGATGTTCCAGCATAAGACAGTTACATCAACTCTTTTCAAAGGAAATCAAAATGGCTCTCATCAATAAAGTCTTACCCGGCTACGTTGCAACCCTCTGGTGTCAAACTGGCGATACGCCAACCCCCCTGACTGACGCTCAATTGGCTACTTGGACAGGTCAAGTTGCTGACATCATCGGTACAGCCGCAGGCGGTACTGGTACTGACGGTATCTTGGTTCCAGTGGAAGCTGTGCCTGCCTTTGGTGCTGACGATGCTGTTGCCGCTTACTCCGTGGCAGGCGCTCGTACTGGCGCAAAAATCACCACTCAAAACCAAGTGACATCTTTGGCTGTTACATCTGCATGGAACCCTGCTGACGAAGCTCAGTTGTTGATTCGTGAAGATGGCTACAACGGCACAATCGTTCGCACTTACGTTGTTGCTGTGTATGACGGCACTGATACTGTTGCTTACGCTTTCAATGGTATGGTTGGTGGTATGTCTTGGGATATGTCTCCATCTGCCGAAGGCAAGTTCAACTTCACTATCCACCCCATCGGTGGCAACAGCTACGGTTGGTCTAATAACGCTTAATACGACACCACATGACAGTTACAGTAAAAGACAATAGCGACCTTCTGAACTTCCTAGTAACCCAAGCCGAGTCTCGCAAGGACTGGTTTGGGTTCGTTCAGCAGCGCATCACCGCAGTCGCTTTGGCGCATGACATTGCTCGTCATCACGCCGACAAAATGACACCAGAACAAGTGGCCGCATACGCCCTTGAACTGAACGAAGTCATCTACCACAAGATTATCAAAACCACACGATAGGACTCTATATGAGCAAGTTATCCTCTGCCTTCGGTAAGAAGTACGAGAGCGCAGTCGCGCAAATCCGAACAAAAACTTTCAGCATTGGCGGTCACGAATTTAAGGTTCGTATCCCATTGACGGCTGAAATGAACGCCCTCCAAGAGCGCATTGCGAAGGTCGACGAAGACAAACTGCAAGCCAAGTTTGAGGGTATGACAAAAGAGCTTCGTGAAGCTCCTCCCGCTGGCGTTGAAATCACGGCAAACGATGTCGTCATTGACGGAAAATCCACCCGTGAATTAGCGAATGCTGTTCTAATGATGGAAAGCCGAGTGGTTGAGTACATCCGATTGCTGATTCCTGTGAACGGTACGCTGGACGACATCACCTACGCCGAGATTGAGGAAGAATGGCCTCTGTCGGTTCAAATGGAGATTGTTGAGCGAATTAACGAAGCAATCCAGCCAGGCTACAAGGACACTCGAAAAAACTCCTAAGGGATAACCGTCAGCAAGCCCGAGCGTATGTTTGGGCGCATGGTGGTTGTCCCGACAACATACCAGCGAATGAAATGCAGAACATTGAGATTATGTTCAGTGACGGAATCATAGGCAACAAGGCCACTTTGTTGGCCTTGAGTATGCTTACCACTGGCAACCTCAACTCAAAGCTCAAGCCTAATTCGCCTCCTTTCACAATGAATCATGTGCTTCCATCAACGCATGAGTACATCATTCCTCCTTTGAGCGATGAGGAGCAAAGAGAGCAGGCCAATCAGAAACTCATGGCATTTATGGCATCTTCGCCTAAAGCGCCTGAGAGCTTGAGAAAGGCATTCCAATGAGTGTAGAAATTTTCAAGGCAGAAGGGTTTGAGGAGCTTGAGAAACAGCTTCTCCAACTAGCCGAGGGATTCCGTGGCGACTTGGTTATGCGTAACACCATGACCAAAGCCGTCAATGCCGCCATGCAGCCTGTTTTGGCAAGCGTACAGGCCAGAGCACCTTATGATGAAGACAACACCGGCCCAATCCATTTGAGAGACACAGCAAGGGCTAATGCAAGGATTCCTACGGCGGCAGATAGGAAGTCTGAGTATGTGTCTCAAACAGATGCTGTGATTGGTGTTGTCTCGGTCAAAAAGAGCGCCGTTTCCTTGTCTCAGGAGTTTGGAAACGCTAGAACCGCCGCTCAACCGTATCTGAGAGTTTCGCTAGAAAGTAATCGCGACAATATCATCAACATACTAAAATCTGAACTGGCTGTGAGCATCCCTGCTTACGCAAAGAAACTAGCCAAACGGAAGATTTAACATGGCCGCATCACAAAACATCGCTCGACTTGGCATTGTCCTTGGCATGGACTCTGGCGAACTTGTCAGAGAAATTGAGGAAGCTCAGAAAAAGTTTGGCAAGTTCAAGTCCCAAATCAAGCGTGACAGTGAAGATGCGGCTAAAGAAATTGTGCGCCTTGAGATGGCGACTCGTAACTATGGCAAGACGCTCACAGAAGTCGAAAAGATTGAGGAGCAGATTCGTCTTGGCAAGTACAAACACCAACCAGATACCATCATCAATGGCTTGAAAGCTCAAGCCGCAGCATACGACAAGGTAGCTGCCGCAGCTAAAGCCGCAGAGCAGGCCAAGATGGGTAAGGGCGGGATGACCGCCCAACAGCAAGCTGCCCTTGGCTATCAGACAACCGACATCATCACCAGCTTGGCTGGCGGTCAAAACCCAATGATGGTTCTGTTGCAACAGGGCGGTCAACTGCGCGACCAGTTTGGCGGCTTCAAGCCTCTATTCCAAGGTATTGCATCCGCCGTAACGCCTGCAATGGTTGCGTTTACAGGGCTTGCTGCTTCTATGGGGGTTCTTGGTCTTGCCTTCGTAAAGGGCGAGGAGGAATCCAACAAATTCCGCAACTCAATGATTTTGACTGGTAACTTTGCTGGCATTGCAATTGACAAGTTCAATTCATTGGCGACAACAATCAGTAGCAAATACAACTCTGCAATTGGCGACTCAAGAGAAATCATGCAGACCTTGGTTGCCTCTGGTCAATTTACAGAGAAAACCTTGTCATCCGTTGGTTCTCTCATCACCAAAGTCGCCTCCCTTTCTGGCGAGGCTGCTGCTGATGTGGCAAAAGGACTCATCCCATCTTTGGATGGCTCTGCTTCGTCCGCCAAGAAGCTGAACGACCAGTACCATTTCCTGACCCTTGCTCAATACAAGCAGATTGAGGCGTTGAATCGTCAAGGCCAAGCTCAAGAGGCTATCAAGGTTACGTCTGATGCTTTGCTGGAAAAGTTAGATTCTCAGGCCAAGAAGCTAGGCTACCTTGAAACCCTTTGGAAGAATCTAAAGAACGCCGCCAGTGGTTTCTGGGATTGGTTGAAAAGCATTGGCCGTGATGACCCAACAAAGGCCATCAAAGACCTTGAAGACCAAATGGAAAGAACAATGGAGGGTGTTGCTTATAGAAATGGCAACACTAAGCTCTATGACGCATTGAAGGCCAAGCGTGACCGAATTAAGGCAGAGCTTGCCGCAGAAACGGCAAAAGTAGAAGCCGACTCCAAATCTGCCGAAAAGAACAAGGAGAAGATTGACGCATACTCTGCTGCCGGTGGTTCTTCAAAAGCTATTTCAATTGCACAAAAGACATCGGACATAATTGCCCAAATGGAGTATGAGAAGAAGGCCGCAGGTCTTCAAAAGATTGCTCAGATTGATCTTGCTGCAACTCGCGATATTGAGATTGCAAAAAATGAAATTGCGAAACGTAATGCCGACGAGCGTTTTGCTATGGCTGCTTTAAATGCCGATGAATTGGCTGCGCGTATTAAGCAAATTGAGGCAAAAGCAAATCGAGAAAAAGAAGACCTCTACAAAGAGTCTCGCAACAAGTTCCGCGACTTGGCTCAAACAGAGCAAGACTCGATTGACAAAGAGCGCGAGCGTCTTCAAGTTTACAAAGAAAACATCTTATCCAGTCAACAAGATTTGGATATTGCCTTGTCTCGTCTAAAGACTCAGCAAGAGCTGGTAACGCTCAACAAGCAAGAGAACATGAAGGATGCAGACCGAGAGGCGGCTGCCGCGCGTATTCAATACCTTGACAAGCAACGTGAAGCGGTCATTATGCAGCGTGAAGAATTGAAGCGCCTGCAAGACATGAATCAGTCCGTGTTTAACAACATGGGCAATGCCATCGACAACTTCGTTCGCACTGGCAAGTTATCGTTCAAAGACCTGACTCGCAGCATCATTCAAGACCTCATCTCGATTGCGATGAAGGCTCAGATGATGGCTATGTTCAAGGGATTTAATTTCTTTGGAAATCTTGGTACGGCAATGACTTATGGGACAAATGTTGGCTCGCAGCAAACGTCAATGCTTGCTGCTCAAGAGGCGGGAATGAGAGCCAATGGCGGCGATGTTCAAGGCGGTATGCCTTACTATGTAGGCGAACAAGGCCCAGAACTGTTTGTGCCACAAGGCGCAGGCACAATCATGCCAAACAAGATGCTTGGTGCTATGTCAAACAATCAACCTCAAGTCGTCTACAACGGCCCATACATCGCCAACATGAGCGCAATTGATACTCAGTCTGCAACGCAATTCTTGGCAAAGAACAAACAGACAATCTGGGCTGTCAATCAGTCTGCCCAACGGTCTTTACCAGTGAGCAAGTAACATGAGTTTGCAAACCATCCTCTCAATCAGTGAATCTGTTGGCATCAATGACCAACGCTTTATTGGTCAAACAGTCAGTCGCAACCAAAAGATTACAACGTCAGAGATTCTGACTGTGGTTCCTTTTGCGTTTGAACTCAAGCCGATGAACTACCTTCTGTATTCACAGAATCGTGGTGTATTAAATAGCTTGCGTATTCCTGACAAATCCTTGACACAGTATTTGAACTTTGGCTCGACTGGTTGGTTGAACTACATTCAGTATCAAGGCGACATGAATGCAGGCCAAATTTCTGCCTGTCAATGGCAAACTTCAAGTGCAAATAAGATTTTGGTGCTTGGCTCTTTGCCTTCCATTTCTAGCTCGGCGTACTTGTTTAAAGCCGGAGACTTTGTTCAGGTTGGACTGTACTCATACATTGTGACCGCAGATGTTTTGCGAGGTTCTGGAACCACGGTAAACGTGCCAGTTCATCGGAGTCTGATTGATGCGCTTATATCACCTGTTGCCTGTGTTGCCGGAGAATTCGGGACGACAGTTTCTATGGGCGGCTCAACTTACACAGGCATCACATTTCCTGTTGTGCTTCGCGACTATCCAACATACACTCTGATGCCAATCACAAACGACTCCTTTATCAACTGGAGCGGGTCATTTAAAGCGTTTGAAAGTGTCCTATGAATGTAATTGCGCCCGTAGATGGAACCAACAATATCCGAATTGCGGATTTTGTTCGCATAAATAACGGCACAGACATCTATCGCTTTACTACTGCTCCATCGGATACGCTTGTTCCTGCTGTTGATTCAACTGCCTTTAGTGCTGTTGGAACTTTGATGAGGGTTGGCGATGTCCAGCGCGACATTAAAAGCACCGCAAACGAAACAACCGTCACGCTTGTTGGCATAGATACAACCATGCTTGGATGGGTTCTAAGCCAGAACGTGAAAGGTTCTGCAATCCAGATGTGGCATGGCTTTTACAATGAAAACAACCAACTAATTACCTCTGGTGGTGCTGGTGGTTTGTATCAATTTTTCAGTGGAATCGTGACATCATTCACAATCTCTGAAACATGGATGGAAGAAGCCCGTGGGTATGTTGGGACAATTACCGTTTCGGCATCTGCCATCCAATTGATCTTGCAAAACCGCATCGCAGGCCGATACACAAACAACAACTCTTGGCAATTTTTCAATAATGGTGATACCTCAATGAATCGTGTGAACTTCATTCAGACTATCAATTACGCATTTGGAAAATCTGCATGATTGTTCGCCGCGCAAATCCGTTTGACATTCCAGTTTTGCTGGATATGCTTCGGCGATATAGAAAATTGACCCCTTTGGCATTCTTGGCGGAGGCGGATGATGCGGAGTATGTGACACGGCTTTTAACTGAACTGATGGCTGGCAAGGGTGTTGTCTTGGTGGTTGAAAACGATGGGGTGGTTGGAATGTTGGCCGCTTCAATCTCTGCAAGCATCTGGTCGCCAAGGCATTTTTTGATGACCGAGCTGGCTTATTGGGTTGAGCCTGAATGTCGCGGTGGCACAGCGGGGTATAGATTGCTCGCCGAATACAGAAAAATAGGCGAGCAAATGAAAGAAGAAAAGCGTATATGCAATTTCTTAATCAGTAAAATGAGCAATAGCCCGAATCTTCAATACCAGAAGTTCGGATTCGACAAACTAGAAGAATTTTGGGTGGCCTAATATGCCGGGTTCAATCATTGTTGCTGCCATCATGGAGGTTGCTGTTGTCGAGTTTACTATCGGCATGACGGTAGCTGCCTTTGCCATTAACATGGTTGCGTCTTCAATTATCAGTAAAGCGTTTGGGCCGCAAGCTCCAAATGTCAATGATGCAACTCAGAATCCCGGCAACAGGATGCAAATACCCCCCGCTGGAGATAATAAGGTTCCAGTGGTTTATGGCTCCGCTTATCTCGGCGGCATCATTACAGACCTAAGCATCACTTCTGATAACCAGAAAATGTTTTATGTCCTCACGCTTGCAGAAGTCACGAACACTGAGACTGGCGGAACTCCAGACACTTACACATTTGGTGATGTGTATTGGGGTGGTAAAAAATGCGTTTTTGATACAGGTTCAAATTCCGAGAAAGTCATTGGACTTTTGGATGAATCCACAGGAATTACAGATACGACCGTAGCTGGAAAGATGAACATTTACTTGTTCAGAAACGGCTCATCATCTGGTGTAAACACATCTTTGACAGCTATCCAGATAATGCAGACCTCCGGATTGGTCTACACATGGGATTCGACAAAGCTGATGAGCAATGTTGCGTTTGCAATCATTGAGTTGACTTACAACTCGGAAGCAAACATCACGGGCATTCAGCAAACGAAATTTCAGATTACCAATAGTCGATACAAGCCGGGTGATTGTTTTAGTGATTACTGGCAATCAGCTCGATATGGTGCTGGCCTTTCTTTGTCTGAAATCAACACGACATCACTTGCCGCGCTGAACGCCTATTGCGACGAGACATTTACCTACACACCATACTCGGGCGGCTCTGCCACCCAGACTAGATTTCGTTTTGATGGGGTGCTTGACACAAACAACACCATTATGACAAATATGCAATCAATGGCTTCGTGCTGTGATTGCTTGATTAAGTACAACGAGATTTCTGGTCAATGGGGTGTAATTGTTCAAAAACCGTCCTACACGGTATCAATGGCAATTGACAATTCAAACATGGTGTCTGCCATTCAAGTGTCGCCAATTGATTTGGCCTCAAGCTACAACATTGCCGAAGTCAAGTTCCCAGACAGCACTGCTCAAGATAGCTTCAACAGCGCAACATTTGACTTAGCCGTGATTGACCCATCATTGCTTTATCCTAATGAGCCAATCAACAAGCAGACGATCAGCCTTCCTTTGGTGAACAACAGTGTTCGATCTCAGTATTTGGCAAACCGATTCTTGGAATCAGCCAGAGAAGATTTGCAGATAAAGGTCGATGTTGACTTTTCGGGTATTCAACTTGAAGCTGGCGATATTGTTACGATGACGAACCCTAGTTATGGGTGGGTTGCAAAGCTGTTCCGTGTTAGTCAAATTACTGAAAAGTTTGGCGATGACGGTACGATCACGGCCTCTTTGACGTTGATGGAATTCAATCCTGAGGTCTATGACGACAAAAACATTACTCAGTTCACTCCGTCTCCAAATACGGGCATTGGCTCTCCTTTGGGATTTGGAACCTTATATGCTCCATCTGTAACAAATGTTCAAGCCTCGGCTCCTGTTCCTTCGTTTGATGTTGCAGTCACAGCCGCAAGCAATGGCATTGTCCAGTACGCAGAAGTTTATTACTCAGCTTACGCATCACCAACCGAGTCTCAACGATTCTTTGCTGGCACAACCGCCGTGAATCCCGGAGGCAATCCATACACACCCTCTGCCTCTATGGGGGTTGTGACTATCGGTGGAATTCCTCAAGGCGATTGGTATTTCGCTGTCAAATATGTGAACTCACTTGGCTCAAGCGACTTTTCGGCATCGTCTGCTGTATTTCAATGGCGGCCATATACGTTCCAGTTTTCTCAGCGTTATCTTTCTGTTGCTTATGCTGACGATATTTCTGGTGGTGGGTTCTCTTTGTCTCCAACTAGCAAAGAGTTTTTTGGTTTGCTCAATCAGTCGGATACAACAATTTCAACATCTCCGTCTGCATATACATGGTATGACGCAAATCCTGATTTCGCTTTGGACAACTTCTTGTTGTTTGCAAGTCGTCAGAATAGAAAGTTTACGTTTGCGTCTGGAGGCGCTGTTTATGCAAGTCAAACGGGAACTTACGTCCCATCTGATACGACTACATACGATCAGTCTCTTTGGTCAGCATTGCCTGATGGAACGAATATCATTGATCTTGACGCAAGAACTGGTCAATTGATTCGTGTTGGCACATCTGCAATCTCATCTTCTGATGGTTTAATTAAAGTTGTAAACAATCAGACGGGTCAAATCATTGCCCAACTTGATCGTTTCTTGAACTTTGGTGATGGAGTAAATCAAAAGACATTCCCTGTCTCCGCCTTGACCATTGATGTTTTTGGTCGTGTGGTTGGCGTTGTTGACCCCGATGAGTTTTTCTTCACATCAAGTGTTTTTGCTGCAGCGGCTGGTCAAACATCTTTTTCCGTTACTCATGTGGTAGGCCAAGTTCTTGTGTTTAAAAACGGCATATTGTTGAGTTCTTCTGATTACACGGAAACAACATCGACTGTTGTGCTGAATGTCGCCTGCTCCTTAAATGACAGAATTACAATTTTGAACATGAGGGCAACATCTACATTGGCTTACTATGAGCCTTTGAACATTACTGTTGCTTCTGTTTCTTCATCAACTGTTACTTACAGCTCTAGTTCATCGCCTTACCAGTACATCAATGCTGGCGATAAAGTGACTTTTGTAAATGCTGGAACCCCAACTCAGTACACGGTAAGCACTGTTAACTATACAACCCGGCAGATTACGTTTGCAACATCTCCGACAGGGATTGTCACTGGAACACCTTTGTACCGATATAGGAATGCCGCAACGTCATATACCCCATTTAGTCGTCAAGATATTTCCTTGTCTGGCGTATCTAGCTACACCCCGACAGAATGGTCGTTCAGGTCTGGTTTCGAATTGATTTTTATCAACGGCTCTATTTTGAACGAAATTGATTACGATCTGACAAGCGGAACCTTGAGCGGACTGCCGGATTTGACGAGCGGAATCATGTCTGTGATTCAATTCTCGGAAAATAGCTTTAGTGTTCCATGCTCGGCTGTGACCAACACATTGACAACCACAACCACAGGCCAGAATGTTTACAGCTTTGACCATAACGCCGATGCGTTTGAACTCTATGCAAACGGCGCATTGCTAACCGATGGTGTTGACTTTACAGAAAACCCCACAACCTTTACACTAGCGTCTACCCCGACGAATAGCTACACGATTCTTCAACAACAAACTTTTGCAAGGGCAGGTGCGGCATGACGCAAGCATTTAACTTATCTCAACTGGCTAATGGTGTCGATTCGTCTGGCAAATTAGACCTTTCCACCAACTCAAAAAATCCATCTTGGACAACTGATATTGTTGCCAACGGCCTCACAGTAGGCAAAGGCGCTGGCTCCGTAGCAACCAACACTGCGGTGGGTGCTAGTGCTTTGGCGGCTAATACGACAGGTGCAAACTCGGTTGCTGTTGGCAGCGAAGCATTGAAAAGTCAGACCACAGGCGGGAGTAACTCCGTGGTTGGTCAAGCCGCAATGTTTACCAATACGACAGGCTATTACAACGCGGCAATGGGTAACAGCGCCATGTACTACAACACCACAGGCTATCAAAACGTAGCTCTTGGTGTAAACGCGTTGACAAACAACACCACAGCCTCTAACAACACTGCTGTGGGTTATCAGGCTGCTTACTCAAATACGACTGGTTTCGCCAACACCTTTATGGGTAAGGCGGCTGGGTATACAAACACCACAGGATTGGCGCTCTCGGCATTCGGTCAGGATGCTCTCTACAACAACACCACTGGCGGCTATAACACCGCTTTAGGTGTGGATGCACTTCGTTCCAACACCACATCCTCTAACAACACTGCTGCCGGTTACCAAGCAGGATACTACTCTCAAGGTGGCGGCTCTGTTGGAAGTGTTTTTATCGGGGTTGCTGCTGGCTATGGCGATGCGACAGGCTACTACAACACTTACGTTGGACATTTGTCTGGCCCCAATACCGTAACCAATGCAAGCGGTGTGCAAAACACGGCTGTTGGGCGACAAGCGCTTACATCGGATACCACAGGCTCCTACAACACCTCAGTTGGGGTTCAGTCGGGGTACTCTTGCACCACGGGTTATAGCAACACGTTTATCGGAACAGGGGCCGGTTACTCTGTAACTACAGGTCGAGCAAACACCTTCGTTGGCGGTGGTGAATCTGGTTTCGCATATTCGTGCGGTCAAAATGTGACCACGGGTATCCGCAACTCATTCTTCGGCGCGTTTTCTGGCTCCGTGATTACAACAGGAAGTAGCAACTCGATTCTGGGTAACTACACAGGCAACCAAGGCGGCTTAGACATTCGCACAGCAAGCAACGTCATCGTGCTGTCTGATGGGGATGGGAATCCACGTTTGTTTTTGGGCGACAGTGGATATGTAAATTGTATTGGTGCATATAACAACACTTCTGCCGCTGCCGCTAACGCAACTTTCAACGCTTCTGGATATTTTTCGCGTTCAACTTCTGCGTTGAAATACAAGCAAGACATCCGTGACCTTGAGGAAATGGACATTAACCTATTGCGTCCAGTGCGCTACAAGTCAAAGTGTGAAGGCGATGACCAGACTAAAGATCATTTTGGCTTGATTGCTGATGAAGCTGCTGAAGCAGGATTTGATGAACTTGTCACTCGCGGCGTTGACGGTGAAGTTGAAGGTTTTCAATACGAACGTCTGACTGTCGTGTTGCTTAAGAAGCTGCAAACACTTTCCGCAAAAGTAGACGCACAAGCTGCTGAAATCGCAGCACTGAAAGGCCAAGCATGATTAACGCTACGCTGGAACTAACTCAAGAAGAACAAATCGCTAAGCACTACGCAGCTTGCATGGACAGCGTGAACCTCATCAACGGTGGCAAGCCTACGCCGCAGGGCGGCTTAGAAATCATGTCAGACGCTGAGTGGGCTGATACAGTGGCTCGTAATAAAGAGCATCTTAGAATCATGCTATCCAAAGATTTTTGGACAACAGAAGATTTAACAACATTACAAGAGGCTTGCGAATGACATTACATTTGACCCCAGAAGAAGTAAACATCATTTTGCAATTTATGGCTCAAACCTCAACAGGAAGCGGTTTGTTTCCTTTGATGATGAAGATTGACGCTCAATTCAAAGAGCAATACAAAGAGCCGGAAGACTCCAAGTAAACACACGACAAGACATGATTGGCAACCGTTGCTAGGTAGCAATGGTTAATCACCAAGTAACGGGGCTAACATGGCAGTATTTAACAAAAACACACTCACCCAAGTATCGGGTTTCGATAATCCAATCATTGCTGGCGAACTCGTATGGGAGCAGCAAACTTATTGGAACCTTACTGTCAATGACAGTCTTGGCTTTCCTCTTGATCTGACAGATGCGACTATCGACGCTCAGATTATCCGACGACAACTGACAAATATTCAAGACACTCGATATGGCTTGAGTTTTGACATTGGCAATTTCACGCCTACCCCCGAGTCAATTCCATTGACCGTCACAAATACTGACGGCCCCACTGGATTATTCACTCTGGTGATTGATTCAACCGCTTGGGGATTGATCTCGACAGACGCTCAGTTGGACATTAGCGCAACAAACTGCGCTGGCTACTCTGGTCGAGTCAAGATTAGCTTTCCTGCCTCTGGTTCGACGCCGGCCAATGACTACATCATTTTCTTGTTATTCTTGGTGCGCTCTGATGGCATCGTGAAGGAATAACATGACCAATATCAGCGTTCAGGTTCTAAACCAAAACAATGTTGATATTGAAGTTACACCGACCGCTCGGAATGTAATTGAGGTATCACGGCCTGCTGTTTTGTCTATTGAGGTGGATCGCGGCTCACTTGGCCCGACTGGCCCTCAAGGCGTAGCAGGCCCAACCGGCCCAACAGGCTCCATTGGCCCTACGGGTTCTCAAGGGAATGTCGGCCCCACTGGCCCCACTGGCGCTGATTCAACTGTTGTTGGCCCAACTGGCCCCACGGGTTCAATTGGCGACACCGGCCCCACGGGGCCAACAGGCGCGGCATCAAGCGTTGCTGGCCCCACTGGCCCTACTGGTGCTACTGGATTGACTGGCCCCACAGGCGCGACTGGCGCGGCTTCAACCGTTGTCGGCCCTACTGGTTCTGTTGGCGCTACTGGCCCAACAGGCCCAACCGGTTCGGCATCTTCTGTGGCAGGCCCAACTGGCCCAACAGGGGCTATTGGTATCACAGGTTCGACTGGCCCAACAGGAACTACGGGAGCAACAGGTGCAGTCGGCCCAACCGGCCCCACCGGCTCGACTGGAGAAATTGGAGCTACCGGCCCTACGGGCGCAACAGGCGCAACTGGCTTGATTGGCCCTACTGGGCCAACAGGCGCAACCGGAACTATTGGAACAACTGGCCCGACTGGCCCAACAGGCTCAACTGGTGCTACTGGAGGCGTTGGCGCAACCGGCCCAACAGGGCCAACAGGCGCGGCATCTTCCGTAGCAGGCCCGACTGGCCCAACTGGCTCTCAGGGTAATTCAATCACTGGCCCCACAGGCCCAACCGGTTCTACTGGTGCAACAGGCGCGGGTGGTGCGCTTGGATATTGGGGTTCGTTTTGGGATACAACAACTCAAACCGCCGCTTCGGCAAATACTGCTTATTCAATAACTTTAAATAGCGCAGATGCAGCCAATAACGGAATCAGTGTCGTCTCTGGCAGCCGAGTGACTTTTGCCCACGACGGTGTTTACAGCCTGACTTTTTCTGTCCAATTCACAAACAGCGATACGCAAATCCATGATGCAAACTTGTGGTTAAGAAAGAATGATTCTGGAAGCACTGGCGACATTCCTGATACTGATAGTAAATTTAGCATCACATCAAGTCATGGCGGTGTTCATGGAAACGTAATTGGCACTGTCAATTTTGTAATGCCATTTGTGGCTAATGACTTTGTTGAATTAGTTTGGGCGACTACAAGCACGCAAATTGCTTTGGAAACAATCGCTGCCGGAACAAGTCCAGTTAGCCCTCGCATACCTTCTGTTGTCTTCACAGCAACTCAAGTAATGTATACCCAACTTGGCCCAACAGGCCCGACTGGAGCCGTTGGAGCAGCGGGCGGAGTTGGCCCAACTGGCCCAACGGGTTCCACGGGAGCTACTGGCCCAACTGGCCCAACAGGAACATCGGGCGCGGCACTTTTGGTTTACGATCAGTTCACATCAACCGCCGCTCAAACAACATTTACAACCTCAACCACTTACACAAGCGGAAAAATTGATGTGTATTTGAATGGTGTAAAAATGGTGAACGGGACGGATGTAACCGTGACAAGCGGAACGTCTGTTGTGTTTGCTTCCTCTCTGGTTGTTGGTCAAAAGGTTGATTTTGTCTATCCACATTAAAGAACATGAAAATCGCTGTCTACGCAATCTCAAAGAATGAATCTCAATTTGTTGAGAGGTTCTGTCGCTCGGCGAAAAATGCTGATGTGATTCTGATTGCTGACACTGGCTCAATAGATGACACTGTTGAGTTGGCCCGTTCGCATGGGGCGATTGTTCATAATATTTTTATCAATCCTTGGCGTTTTGACAAGGCGCGTGACGCGGCTTTATCTTTGATTCCAAGCGATGTTGATGTGTGTATCAGTCTTGATCTTGACGAGGAACTTCAAGAGGGCTGGAGAGAAGAAATCGAGCGAGTTTGGCAAGAAGACACAACGCGACTTCGTTATAAGTTTGATTGGGGCATGGGGATTGCTTTCTATTACGAGAAAATCCATCATCGCAAAGGCTATCACTGGCATCACCCATGCCACGAGTATCCAGTCCCAGACGTTAGAACGAATGAGGTTTGGGCGCATACTGATATGCTTTTGGTTGTTCACAAACCAGACTCAACAAAGTCTCGCGGTCAATATCTTGACCTTCTTAAAGTCGCTGTCACAGAAGACCCGCGCTGCCCAAGAAATGCCTTCTATTACGCCCGTGAACTCACGTTCTACCGCCATTGGAATGAAGCAATAGCAGAGTTAAACCGTTACCTTGCACTTCCAGCGGCAACATGGGAAAACGAGCGTTGTTATGCAATGCGTTTGATGGGTAAATGCTATGACGAACTTGGCGACTTCAACAACGCTTTGAAATGGCATAGGCTGGCCGTGGCGGAAGCTCCTAACACCAGAGAGCCTTGGGTTGAGCTTGCTATGTTTGCCTACACAAAATCAATGTGGCTTGAAAGTTATTACGCCGCGACATCTGCCTTGCAAATCGTAAATAAGCAAGATGTTTATACAATGAACCCCGATGTGTGGACTGAACAGCCACACGATCTGGCAAGTATTGCAGCATGGCATTTAGGGCTGAAAGACAAAGCGGTTGAGCATTGTCAAACAGCCCTTGGATACGCCCCTGCAAACGAACGAATCCAAAGCAATTTACAAATGATGGTGCAATGATGGCGACAATCAATTCAACAGAAGCTCGACTCGATACACATGAGGAGGTCTGCGCTATGCGCTACGAGCAAATCAATGCTCGACTAAAGCGCCTTGAGGCCATCATCATCAAAGCGTTTGGGATTATGACTGTAAGCATGGCTGGAGTAATCTGGTCAACCTTGCTGCCTCACGTTAAGTGATGTGCTTGACCCAATCTCCATTGGCCTAGCAATTAAGGCAATGCAGGGTGCTTTCACAGGCATCCAGTATTGCATGGATGCTTTGTCTGATGGCAAGGTTCAAGTCCAGAAAATCAAGAAAGCAGCGGAGGATGCCCAAGCCATCGTAAAAGAGGTCAAGGGTATTTGGGGAATCATTCGTGGATTGTTCGGAGCAGCTCCACACAAAGCGGAACCAGCTCCACATACTCCAAGCTCACCAAATGAGCCTGCCAAGCCAAAGCCAAAGGAAGTGTTCATCAAACACATTCCAACCGAGGCTGAGATTGTTCAACAGTTTGTAACCCACGTTGGCGACTTCTATCACCATCATCGAGAGCTGTCTGAGCTGTATGAAACCAAGTCAGATGAGGTCTATGCAATGGATAGGCCAGACCCCCGCGACATCCTTCTCTTATCTCAAATCAGGCATGAGCTTGATGGGGCATACATGAAGCTCAGTGGCATGATGCGCGGCGCTCATGTGCCTCCGCAATTAGGCCCGTTGTGGGACAATTTCCACAAAATATACGAGAACGCAAAAGACAAACAGGCCGCCAGACGGGAACGTGAACGTATCAGGAAACAGCAAGAGTCATGGCTACGCGAGGAGGAGTATCTGGAAAGGGTAGAGCTAACAGCGGCAGTGTTTCTGACGTTGCTATTCGTTCTGGAGCTGTGGGCCGTATGGATAAATTCATTTACAGATTGATTGTGGGATTGACTTGTCTGATATTGGCAATCGTCCTCATAGTCACTCCAATCGTCACCAAGATGTTCATTGAGATGGATAGGCGCGACAAGCGCATGGCAGAGCTGGAGAAAAGGTTACAGAAAAAGATAGAACAGTTTGAACAACCTGAACTACCGAAAGGCGAATGATGCTATCTTTATTTTCTACCCTTGGCGGCTTATTGCTGTCCATGTTCCCCAAGCTGATTGAACTGTTCCAAAGCAAGGCAGACCAAAAGCACGAAGCTGAATTGGCTCGAATCCAAACCGAACGCGAATTGGCATTGGCCGCTGCTGGTTTTGCATCCCAAGCCAAGGTCGAAGAAATCCGCACAGACCAGATTTCCATCCAAGCTGATGCCGCCATGACTCAGGCCGCTTATCAGCATGAAGCAAAGGTGCTAGAAAGGGCTGCGCCGTGGGTTTCAACCTTCGTTGGTACTGTGCGCCCTATCGTCACCTATTTGTTCGTCCTAGAGCTTGTATTCATCAACGCTGGCCTTGGCTACTATGTATGGACACATCCAGAAATGATTAAAAGCGTTGAAGACTTGGTGAAGGTCGGCAATGAGATTTTCAGCGAAGATGAGATGGCTATGCTTGGTGCCATCATCGGCTACTGGTTCGGTTCTCGCGGCAACAGCAAGAAATGAAAACCAGCGACAAAGGCATAGAGCTGATGCACAAGTTTGAGGGCTATCGTGATAAGCCCTACCAGTGCAGCGCCGCCATGTGGACGATTGGGTGGGGTCATGTGATTTACCAAGACCAAATCAAATACCCTATCGTTCGCAAGGAAGGCTACACAGGGATGCTCAGACCAGAGTACCCTCTAAGACCTGAACACAATAGAGTTTGGAGCAAGGATGAATTGGTTAAGATTTTTAAAGATGACCTCGGCTCTTTCGAGCGTGGTGTTCTTAGACTTGCTCCCAATCTTATTGGTCGTCAAGGCGCATTCGACGCTTGCGTTGCGTTTTCCTTCAATGTCGGCTTGGGGAGTTTTCAAAAATCTTCCATTCGTATGAAGATTGGAAGGGAAGATTGGGAGGGTGCTTCTGAGGCATTCAAGCAATGGACGAAGGCTGGAGGCAAAGTGCTGAAAGGTCTAGTTCGACGTAGGGATGCCGAAATAGAACTGTTCAACACTTCTATCGAGAAAGATAGCTGAGAGCAACCACAAATGCTGTGAGCGCAATGATGGCGACAGCAAAGATGAATGCGACTAGGTTAATGATGTTTTCCAATGTTGTGTTCCTTTGCTTCACCCAGTGTGTCGAAGTATTCATCACAGACCTTGCAAAGCCATAGGACTTGTCTTGTGACTTTTGCAAGGTTTTGTTGTCTACCCTGATAGCCGATTATTACCCTTGAATCTCCCCGTAGTGATGCTACACGCTCTAGATTTGCTGGCAATTTTCGATTGATTAAGTTGTTCACGGGCTTCTGCAAAATAGTCTAAGTCACCAAATAAGTTTAACTTAGGGGATGGAGGTCTGAGCTTTCTTTTCACAGTCTTAATCTTAGGCTTCGTCGGCTCCTCCCATTTCGGCCACGGGGCATTCGGAGCTAGAACCGTTTTGTACTTTGGTGATGTTGTCAAATTCTTCATCTTCTTCTTTTGTCCATTGAATGTTGTCGTAACCGCTTGACCATTTCTTTTGGTTTGTTGGTCGTTGTGTTGAGCCTTTGCCGCCGTCACTCATTTTTTAACTCCTTTTGGCATCCCCGCTCTTGCGTAGACGTAGAAATCAGTGTTTTCTAATGAGGGCTGTTTAGAACGAGCCAAAGCCCCAAATTTTTTGCCATTTGCTTTTTGGTCTGCCTCTTTACGGATTGTTGACATGAACTGTGGCATATACGTTTCGACGTAGGCAGGGTGGAATGCGTTGATGCTCATAGCAGCTCCCATCCAAACACCAATGACAACCAAAGAGCCTTGCAAAGCAATCCAAGGCCAACAAGGAATAGCGCCGACAAGATGACGCTCCAAACTATATTGAGAAATGATTTCACCAGAAAATCCAATCAAAAAATGCTGCTGCTACTACGAGCAGAAAAAGAATGTGTGTATCTGTTATTGGCATTTCATAATCCTTTGTTGGCGACCCGAACGTCCAATCCGTGTGCCTTCTATTTTTATGTAACCCTTCTCCAGAAGCGCTTTGTATCTCGCTGTTACGCTTGAATAGGGGAGCGTGGGGAAAAGTTCTAGAACTTGGTCGCTTATACATCCGTTGTCTCCAAATGATTTGATGGCTTCATAGACCATCTTTTCTGTTTTTGTTGTGTCGATTTTTTCTGCTGCTTCAAATGATGTCTGTGGGTCGTTTTTGCGAAAGAGTTTGGCTATGTGTGTTCCGAAATTCATCATATTTTGTCCTGTCTTATAGGTGGGGTACTCACTGCCTCTGTGTCCGGCCCATCGGGAACCCCCAACAGCACAGCGTCCGCTTTCCCCCGTGAAACTTACTTAGTTTCTTCCAGTTCCATTTGGTCTGGAGATTTTGCATTCTCAACCGAGCAACCTTTGCCGATTGCTTCAACTAAATCATCCTGTGTTGCCACACGGAGAGTTAGCATTGAGTTTGCAACATGAGACAAAGCCTGTGAACGAACACTTGCTTTGACCAAACGGATGTCTCCGCTTGGAGTGCCAACGAGGTAGATGCGCTGTGTTGCCATGATTACACCCCGCAGCCACAAACTTGCTTACCATTCATGCCGACATAGCAGCGGTATGGGGCGTATTGAGGGCAGGAGGCGGCGGCAATGCCAGAAGCGACCAAGAGAGCGATAGCGATGAGCTTTTTCATGTGATGTCCTATTTGATGGTTAAACGGTCTTTGCGAATAATCTGAGCGCCGCCAATTGCTTCGCCTGCCAAGATTGCATTTTTAATCTTGGTCTTGCTTGGCTCTGGTGGCTTCGGGTCATTGCAAAGCTCTAGTGGAAAGGTTGCCCCTTCGTCAATCTCAACCGATTCATCTAGGCCAACATACAGCTTCACTTCAAAGGAGCCATCATCGGCTTTAATCTCTGTGATGCCTGAGACTTTCATGTTGTCAGCAAGGTACTCACGAAGGCGCTTGGCCTTGTTTTCCCTTGATGTTTGGAGAGCCTTGATACGCTTGATGGCGTTCTTGGCTTGTTCAGCTTCCGACTCGGTGTTTAACACATAGGCCGCAACCTGTGTGATTTTTGCACCAAGCACAAGGCGGTACGATTCAAACTCAGGCTTGGCTACGCCGTCCTCGTCGAACAGGTCGTCGAGTTGATTGCGAAACTCATGGGTGAGTTGATAGAGGGATGTCATTTAGAACCCTTCGCGTGGCATTGCTGCCAACTCTGCGTACTGTGGGGACTTCTTGATGGTGTCAGACAACCAATCAGGCAAAGCCTCAAACACTTGCCAATCTGGTTTGTCCAAGTTGAACATCACAACTTCATGGTCTGGTTGTGGCTTCAAGTTCTTCATGGAAGATGGCAAAGGAGTGATGGCGGAGATGTTGGTGTACGTCTTGCCGTCTTTTTCGCTGGTTGTGATGTTCAACATACAGTAAACATTCAAGATATTTGTGATGTCAAAGCCTTCCAGCTCCTCGGTGGTGAAGTCACGGCCACGCCAAGAGATTAAATCCTTGCGTAGACCAGCCTTTTCATTGAGGGATAGGGTGTAGGTCTTCCCAATGGTCATTTGACGCTGTACGCCGTCAATTTCGACCGTCAGAGGTGCGCCTGTTTCGTCTTCTCCGAACACTTCCCAACCCAAACGGATTTTGTGTTGAACGGATTGGCCGAACTTTCCATCTGACAACTGTTCGCCCATGTCCACCAAGAGGTAGCAACGAGCAACGTGAGAGCCAACTGGAATGCGTTTGAAGTCAGCATTACCTTTGTCTTTTGCAATAAATCCCATTTTCTTCTTTCGTTTAAAAACCGCAATTACAGGTCTGCGGAATGACCTTTTTTTATCTGTTCAATCAATTCGCGTTGGCGGTACATGATTTCTTCGGTGTCTTCAAGGAGGTGGCAAAGCTGTCTGATGGTTGTCTCAAGGTAGCCAACATGGAACCAAGCCTTTGCCAAGCTGTCTTGAGAGTGAAACTCTGCCGCCAACTTTGCTTTGTCAATCAAGATTTGGGCATCCATGTTACCCCCAAATCTTGAAGAAAAGATAGCCAGCAAGGAAGGCAAGAGCCATGTAGCCCCAAAACTCTGTCTCAATTTCTTTGGGAGTGTGGGCTTCAAACCACACTGAACGCTCAAGCATGGCGTTGTGTTCAACAGTGTTGGGGAATGCCTCGTCCATTGTGCGTGGATATGTGCGTGTGGTTTCGTTCATGGCTTGTTCCATTCTTCGATTTCTCGCTTCATGTTGACTTCGCAATATTGTTCCACCTCTTGCTGTTCGGATGGAGTAAGGTATTCCCAAATGTCTTTCTTGTCACGGATGACGCTGATTTCAAATTGGTCTTGTTCACCAACTGATTTGTCACCCTCCATGAAGACGAAGTTCACAAGAACGTCAGGGAAGGTTTCTGTTGACCATTCATCAAGGTAGTGAATGAAGCTGCTTTCAAAGTTTTTCATGCCAACACCTTTGCGTGTGCGGCTGCTGCAATAGCTTTGAGGAGCAAAGACTCCGAAACAGCTTTGCCAAGCTCCTCGTATGGAGTTGACGTAAACACATCTGGATAACTGATGTAGCCAACGCCATATTGATAGACTTGATAAAGCGCAAATTCTTCGCCTTTTACTTGATACAAGCCAGATGAAGGCCAAGATTTTTTGTCTTGCCAATTTTCTGGACAGCTATCAACTTGTGTGATTTCAATGATGTATTTCATGTTGTTTCCTGTTTTTATCCTTATCGGACAGACGTAGTATACACAACTAAACAGTCGAGTAAAGTAATCCCGACTAAGTTGAAGGGTCTATACCAGTATAGAGAAATCAACTATAATCCAAGCATGAAAAAAGCAGACGCAATCAAATTGGCCGGCAGTGCCATCAAACTCGCCAAGGTACTCGGCATCACCAAGGGTGCTGTATCTCATTGGGGTGAGGACATCCCAAAGGGGCGAGAATATGAATTACGATACATCAAGCCCGAATGGTTCGTGGTTGAAAAACAGAAGGAAGCAGCATGAGCGAAGAAACAGAAAAGCCAAGCAGGGAGCAAATAATTTTGGCCTTGATGATAAAAAACAAATTGCAAGTCAATCCAGACCTGGATTTGAACTATGCTATTTATGAGATTGCGTTGGAACTATTAAAGGATGGTGAAAAATGAGCTTTGCAGAAGTAGAAATGCGCGTAATCCAATGGTCTGAGGCGCGGAAGATTATTCCGAACAGCACACCCATTGCCCAATGGAAAAAGGCCGCAGAGGAGTTAGACGAACTGCGTGATGCTTTGGTAGCCAATGACCTTGCTATGGCGATTGATGGCGTTGGTGACACCGTGGTGTGCCTCATCAACATCTGCGCTCTGTTGGACATTAGCCTGACAGAATGCTTGAAGGTGGCCTATGAGGAAATCAAAGACCGCAAAGGCACAATGAACGCAGAAGGCATCTTCGTCAAAGAAGTGTGATATAGTTTTTGAAACAGCGGCTAGGTCAGAAGTAATTAGCTGACCGAAAAGAGTTCCCCCCTTCTCCTGCCGATTGTTTCTTTCAAAGGGGTGCGTTTAAGGTTTGGGGATGCACTACTACCAATTCAACATTGGTGACTACAAGAGTCACACGGAACACCTTTCCGAAATGGAAGATTTGACCTATCGACGACTGCTCGATTGGTACTACCTCCATGAATCCCCTATCCCATTGGACATGACCGAAACTGCAAGACAGATTCGTATGCGTTCGCACACCGACTGCATATCAATCGTATTGCAAGAGTATTTCGAGCGTACTGATGACGGATGGGTTCACCATAGGGCAAATGCTGAGATTTTGAAGGCTGGAGACAAGTCTCAGAAGGCAAGTGAGAGCGCCAAAGCCCGATGGAATAAGGAAAAGGATGCGAACGCATTGCGAACGCAATCCAAAGGCAATGCTACACATAACACAGAACACAAGACACAAGACACAAAACACAAAGATAAGGTCGCTGCCGCTCCCGTTGTTTTGCCAGATTGGATGCCTTTGGAAACTTGGGCTGCGTATTTGGCGATGCGGAAGAAAATCAAGAAGCCAGCAACCGACTATGCGATGAAGCTCTTGGTTGACAAACTGGAGAAGTTCAAGGCGAATGGGCAGGATGTCAAAAAGGTCTTGGAGAAGTCCATCACGGCTGGTTGGCAGGATGTTTTTGAAATCCATGACAAGCAACCCTTTGCCAACAAATACGATGTAGCGCATAGCACTACACCACCTCCACCGAATCAAGATGCCGCGCTCAAGAAGATTGCGGAAGACCGAAAGAAGGCTGTGCCAATGCCTGCCGACATCAAGGCGAAGATGGCTGAATTAACAAAGGGGATGAAGGTATGACGGACAAAGAAATGCTAGAGCTGGCTGCGAAGGCTGCTGGTATTTACATTGAGTTTGACTCAGACGGTAAGTCATACATTGGCAATGACTACGTTAAGCCTTGGAACCCACTAACAGACGATGGCGATGCGCTGCGGCTGGCTGTGAAGTTAAATATCTTCAATACGCGCTCAAAAGGGTATGAGTGGCCTGTAATTGAGGTATTTATCGAACACAACGATGACCCATACGAAGCAACTCGTCGAGCAATCGTAAGAGCAGCAGCAGAGATTGGAAAGGCAATGTGATGAATGGCGACGAGAAAACCGAAAGAAGCCCCAAGACTGTTTGGGCCACCACTGGAGCGCCCAAGCACCTACAAAGGCGGGATAACTCAACAAGAGTTGGAACACATGAGGGATTGCGAAGCCCGAGAGTGGATAAAAAGATACCGCGAGAAGGTATCGACGAGTGGTGCTATCGAAGCATCGAATTGGTGGCAGCACCATTTAGAACAAATGCAGCGAATCAGAGGAGAGTCCGCTACTTTGGATTTGAGGCGGCGAATGACTGAACAACAGAGGAAAAAGAAATGACACAAGAAATTATCAACATTGACATTAAAGACACTTCATTGCCTGTAAGGGTTAAGAATTGTTTGGCTGCTGGAAACATTAAAAATGTTGAACAGCTTTTGCAGCTTGAGGCGTGGCAACTTAAAAGAATTCCTAATTTGGGAATCAAAAGCGCCAAGGAAATTATTGAGTATGTGAATTCGCTTGGGTACGAACTGAAAGGTCAAGATAGCTTTGATAAAAACAAAGCCAAGTTGCCTTGGGTGACAAAGTTGATTGATGAAGCTGTGGCTAAAGAGCGTGAGAATTGTTCTGACAGAGTTTGGATGGCCTTAATTAAGCATGGGATTGCTTGGAATGTAAGGCAGGACGTAACAAGCGCCATCATGTTGAAAGCTCAAAATGAAGATTGAACTGGACTTTCCTCCTGCCGAACTATTCCCAAACAGAGCCAAGGGAACACATTGGGCCAAGCTGTACCAAGTCCGTAGTGACTACCGCGACAACTCAACCTTCCTTGCCAAACATCAAATCAAAGATTGGAAGCATGACGGTGGAGACATTCGCCTCAAGCTGACATTCATCATGCCCGACAAACGGATGCGTGATGCTGATAACTGCCTAGCGGCAGCTAAAGGTGCGTTGGATGGACTATCAGATGCCTTGATGGTGAATGACAAGTTCTTTCAACCCATCGAAATCCATCGTCAATTTGGCGATAAATCAACCCGTAAGCTAGTCGTTGAAATAGGAGAATGACATGACAATTCAGAAGACCCTCAAAGCCCGTCAAAAGACACACGGCAACTTTCAAACCCACGCTGTAATCAGTCAACAGCTCAAAGCCGTGATGCGTGAGCATGGCCTGCTTGAGTTGGCTCCAGACCAGATTGAATCGTTGGAGATGATTGCTCACAAGATTGCGCGTGTACTGAATGGCAATCCAGACCACCATGACCATTGGCACGACATCTCTGGCTACGCTGAGTGCGCGGCTGAACGCTTGGAGTAAGCCATGAGCGACAAGATAAGACAGACATACTATGAAAACTTGAAGCTGATGGGTTTTCCAGAACTCATTGCAGCATCAATTGCTGCTCAAGCAAACAATCCAAAAACATCTCCAGAAAGACGCTCTATGGAGTCTGTAATTTATTCCTTTCGAGAATGGACAGACACCAAAGAGGGTGGAGATTTTTGGATTTGGTTCAAGAACTCACTGCCATGAAGTACAAGCTCTACGAAGAAAAGCAAGCCCACGCCACTATGTTGGCGGTGTGGAACATCATCAAGGAATCAATCTATGGCGGCAAGAAAGTCATATTGGAGGTCACTGAGGAGCATCGCAGCGACCCCCAAAACAAAAAATTTCACGCCATCATTGGGCAGATTGCGAAGCAGGCAATCCATGCAGGAGCGAAATGGGACGTTGAAGCATGGAAGCGATTGCTTATCGACCAATGGGCCAAAGACTCAGGGCGTAACCGAGGAGATTTGGTCGCTTCATTGGATGGAGGGGATGTCATTCAACTCGGCATCCAAAGCAGAAAGTTCACCAAAGCAGAAGGTGCTGAGTTCATTGAATGGCTGCTAATGTGGTCTGCAACCAACGGAATCGACATCAAAGAACCAGATTGGCAATAACTATGGTATAGTTATCTCAACCCAATCAAGGGTTACACAAGATAGGACAAGATATGAACAACGCACAACTTCAACAAGCAATTGATTCGGCTCGTAATTTTGTAGCCCTAACTGGAACACCTAGTGGCCCGTTATGGGAAGCGAGAGCAAAAACAAAATTGTCTCTTGAGGAACTTGAGAAAATTCAAGTGATTCGCGCTGGACTGATGACAAAGCCTAGCGGCCAATTGGGAGGTAAGTGATGAACTGGCCCTTCCCAACACATCCACCAACACCGTGGACAGCAAAGCAAATCAAAGAATACGCGCAACAACAACGCGCACAAACAGAGGATGCACTTCTATGACTAAAGAAGCATTGAAGCTGGCGCTTGAGGCATACATCAAGGCTGGAATTGGAAATAGCACAGACTTTGTTTTGCAAGGCGCAGCCTACGATTTGGCTGTTGAAGCCTTGGCACAGCCAGAGCAAAAGTACCGCCGTGGTAACCGATTAATATGCCTTGAAACAGAGGAATATTGCGTTATTCATATTTCAGGAACAGACCGACAATGGGTTAAGTTTCCTGATTCACACATTGGTGTTTATACAAACGAGCAAGTTGCAGAGTTGTTTGAGTTGTTACCCAAAGAGCCAGAACAGGAGCCTGTGGCGTTTGTCAAAGGATGCAACAGGGGGCAATGGGAAATATTCCCTGCAAAGGCTCACCAAATATTTGGAATCGAACAGCCTCTCTACACCACCCCACCACAGCGCAAGCCGCTGACGGATGAGCCAAACCTCTTTTGGAATGACGACGACCCAGAAATGCCGCATAGCAGCATTGACGAGTTTTTGAACGATGAATGGTGCAACGGATGCTTAGAAGTTGGTGACGTTCGCACAGTTCAACGAGCAATTCGACTGCCAAACGAAACGGTACGAGTGACAGTCGTTACCGATGACGGTGACATTGAATACGAAACCATCGAAGCCGCCCACGGAATTACTAAGGAGTAAGACATGAATGAAGATCAATCCTATTGGTATGAGCGCGGGCTTCATGCGGGCAAAGTCCTAGCAGCCGAGGCACAAGGATACAAGGAAGCCTACTTTGCTTTAGTGGAAGCAATTGCCAAGAACGAGGCACTTCTACCACGACAAACTATTTTGATCATGCCACAGCGCACATGGGTTGGGCTTGACCCAGAAGAAATTAGAAAAACCAATCATCACATGGTTGATGGGGCTTATCACTACTCATTTAAGCAGGGTGCGGAATGGGCAGAAGCCAAACTCAAGGAGAAGAATACATGAATGATGAAGAATTATGGGATTGCGTAAAACGAGCTTGCAACCTTCATCCAAACGCTCCAATAAGTGAGCAATTGTTGGCTCAGTTCAGATATGTGACTGAATGTGCAATTCGCTTTCGTGAAACAAACAGCATTGAGATTTCTTGGTGTGGGCTTACTGATAGGCAAAAAATCATTTTGATTCGCAACGAGCCAAATTGGACTGCGTTGCAGCTCATTGAAGAAACAGAGACTACATTGAAAGAAAACAATGCGTAAACGATGCCGCCGCCGTGTGTGGTCAACAGAGATTAACGCCGTGGCCCATGCCATTGCGGGTGCTTGTGTCACAGACACAAACTCATTGAACCAACTTCGCGTGGGTGAGGTTAAAGCCTTGGAAGCCATGAAGACTGGTGAAGCTGGTGTTCAAGAGTGGCAAGTGCTTGTGGACATGATGAACATTGCTGAGATGATGGGCAGAAACGGGATTGGCCCCGAAGTCCTCGACCATTGTGAAGCAGCCAATGAAGCACTCCATCGCGCCGCCAAACGATACGAAGCCACAAAGCGTATGGGATTGTCTGGTGAAGGTCTGAGAGCATTGGGTGACATCATGGAATACCATGACCTACAAAGAACCAGTGTCTCAAGGGCAAAGTACCAACAGATGATTGAGAAGACCCGTAACTACCTCAAGTCGCATGGCAAGTATGTGACGCACATTGAGTAAACCATGACACAAGATGAAATCCTTGAGATGGCTAGACAAGCTGGATTTTTGTATGGAACTATGGGGCCATCAAATGCACGATTTGTCACGGCTATTGGGCATACGTTTATTGTTGAGCTTGAAACCTTTGCCAAACTGGTAGCAGCTAAAGAGCGTGAGGCGTGTGCAAAACGATGTGAGGAACTTGAAAAAGCATGGGTAAACGCAGGGTTATGGAAAGTAACTCATGAATACAAAGAATGTTCCGCAGCAATTCGAGCAAGAGGTGAAGCATGACCTCATGGTTGCTGGTTATGTCTCTATACTTTGGAAATAGTGCAAGCGTTGTTACGGTTCCAAACCTAGCAACATCTGCTGAATGCTTCCGAGTTGCCGAAAGCATCAACCTATTTGCTCCAAGGCGTATGCAATTTAAATGCGTTGAGGTTTATAACGCAGAGGTTAAAAAATGATGTACCCCAAGCACGAATACGTCCGTAGCCCCAAGCTGCTCAAGGCAGTGAGGACGCTATCTTGTCAATCCTGTGGCTCAGACTATGGGATTCAGGCTGCTCACACCAATTGGGGAGGAGGCAAGGGTAGGTCAATCAAGGCTGATGACAGCCACATTGCCGCCTTGTGCCAGACCTGTCATCACGCCATTGACCAAGGCCACCTGTTAAGCCGTGAACAACGAATGAAATTATGGGTTGTCGCCCATTACAGAACCGTGAGAAAATTGACCCAATCAGGGATGTGGCCTAGTGAAGTGCCAATCCCATTTGACCAACAGTACGAGGACATTTGGAATGAAGAAATATACAGCCAGCATTGAAGCGCAACACAAAGGAGCCGACCCTGTGATGCAATTTGTCATGTGCCTATTGCACAGCGTAACCAATGCTCACATCCTCCATCTGTCCACCACCAGCTACTCGACCCACCAAGCACTCGGAAATTTCTACTCAGAAATAGGCGACCTTGTTGACGGATTTGTTGAGGCGTTCCAAGGTAAGTACGGCTTACTGACTGATTACAAATCTGACTACTCTGTACCGTCCAACCCAATCGACTACATGAACTACCTCAAGGCCGAGGTAGAGAAGCTGCGCCGTGACCCTAAGTTCCCACAGGACTCAGAGTTGCAGAACGAGGTGGACAACATTGCCAACCTCATCAACTCAACCCTCTACAAGCTGCGCTTCCTTAAATAACCATGCCACTACGTCACACAAAGTCTGGATGGATGTGGGGGAGCAAAGGGCCATTCCCCACAAAGGCCAAAGCACTGTCAGTGGCTAGGGCTGCTTATGCAAGTGGTTACAAGGGTGAGCAAAAAAATAATGAGCCACCTTTGGTGCTGGAGTTTTCAAAAAAAAGTTCCAGCTAGAAATTGGGAGCTAATTTTTTTTTCCAAAAACCTAGGGTGGGGGTCTGAAAAATAACCGCTTTTTTCCTCCGTTGGTTAGTTGGTGCTTACTAACTTAATGGCCGATATGCAAGAAACGCGCCCCGCATATTGCACCCTATAACACGCCACAATCCCCGCTATGCGCCCCAAATTTATTGGCTAGGGGGTTGCATAGGGTTTATCAAAGTAAACGCTTAAAAGGGCTTTAATTCAATCCGCTAACTTGGTAAGCGCTTACTAACTTAACACCCCCAAAAAATCCCCGCACTAATGGCGGGGAATGCTTGGGGCTGCTAATTAGGCCGTAAAAGAATCAAGCAAAGGCCAAAAATTATTGGCTACAGTGCATAGCTTGCGCCCGTTTCCTATGTTTTCAAGCGTAAGCGTGGCCCCGTCAATTGACAAAATACGCCACAATCCCGCCACGCCATTAGTCAAAGCGCCTACATTACCCGTTTTAATTTCTTGCGTTTTCATGCTTGCCCCTTTTTAGTGTTCAATTTGAACGGTTACGGCTTCGCCCGATAGCTTGCCGATATATAACGTGCCACTATTTGAAAAAATGCAGCAATACACCCGCCGCCACTTGCCCCCATGTTGCACCATGTAGCGCGTGGGTATTTTGCGCCCGTAACCCGTGGCCGTATACATTAGCCCGCGCTCTTGCCACGGTAACGGCTTCTCTTTAACCGCCACGCTTTGCGTCAAAAAGGGGCCATTTTCCCCGCCTTTAAATTGTAAATACGCTTCCATTTTTTACCCCTTGAATTGTTTATTGATAGCCCGCGCCGCTTCTTTATCGGCAAAAAATAGCCAATTTACGGCAGCGTCTACCGTTTTAAAGCTCTTTAGCTCTTTGGTTTCTTCATTAGAAAGAAGAAAGCCGCCCACGGCTTGCCAAAAATGCCACTTTCCAAAAATTGCGGGCTTCATGCTTGCGCCCCTTGCTTTAGCTGCCGCGCTTGCGTATCAAGAAAGCGCCCCTTTTCGTCGCTCCGCGCTTGCACGTGGGTGCAACCGTCTAAAAAAAGCGAAAGCGTAACGCCGCCCGCTTCTTTAGTTTCAATGTACCCGCAAGCCAAAGCGTATGGCGTAAGCCGCCCCGCCTTTGTTTTGAATTTATCCATGCTTCGCCCCTTTGTTTTGCTCTTTGAACCTTGCCACGGCTTCGCGTTTTGTATACCCCATATATTGCATGGAAACCAGATAGCCGCCCACGATAGCGGAAACCCGCCACGCGCCTTGCATTGTTTTTTCAGTTGATACCCGCATTTTTTACCCCTTATAAAACGTAAACTCTAAACACCCGCAAGGCAAAGCAAACGCAATTGCATCATGCCACGGGGCGAAAAATTCGCTATCCGATACGCCCACGCAAGCGCCCACGGCTTCGCTATCTAGCCACGCTTGCAAGGCTTCGCTTTCTTCATCCGAAAGCCCGCTTTCGTCGCTATTTATCAAAGGGCAAGCCCAAAAAGCGGGAAGCGTATAGGTAACGGTTTTAATTTTTGGCATGGTGTACCCCTTAAACAATCAAAGTAGAGCCTACAAAAACGCGGCCCTTTTTGGTTTTAACGTCAAAGCCCAAAGCGCGCAAGCGGCTTTTTGTCGTGTTGGTAGGCCACGCCGCCAAAGTTACGGGGTTATAGTCAAAACGGTCTAATTCATAAGCGTATGACGCTATGTGGTTGCCGTGTAGATAGATTTTTGCGTACTCTATCCGCGCCCGTGTAGGTGTATCAAGCGCGGGCAAGTATTCCACTTGTGTGTTGTTTATGGTTTTAGACTTCTTGCACTTGATAGCCGTAAGCATGGTTTTTTCAATTTGTCGCATAAATTACCCCTTAAAAATCACGGTAGACAAAGCCGCCCGCAACGTGGCCCACGTAAGCGCCGTTATCTGTTAAACAATCCGCCACGGCTTGCTCTTTTTCGTCGTCGTCTTCGCAGTCGCTTAAATCTATGTCATACGCTGCCGCTATGTTTTCCGTACTATCTTCTGAAAAGTCGCAACAAAGGGCAATTACATCAAGCTCTAATTCTTCGCCCGTATCGGCTTCGTATTGCTCTAAATAATCCCATAAAGCCGATAAACCTTGCCCGCTAAAGTTATCGGGGCGGCATTGCTCAAAAGCGCGTTTAAAGTCGTAAAAATCAACTGATTGTTTCATGGTGTACCCCTTATTTAGTCAAAACGTCAAAGTAGGCAAGTGCAAGCGTTACGCCTACAATTACGCAAACCGCCGCCGCCGTTACGTTGTAAATAAAATCAACCGTTTTTTGCTCTTGCTTTGTCATAAAAAACCCCTTTTTCATGTTTAGAGCAAGCCCCTTGCTTGCCCCATGCTTTGAATTATAGGGGAAAGTTTAGGAAACTATACGGGGGGAAACCATTAGAAAGTGAAAATAGTTTGCCCACGTTACCAAAAAACAACACTTGCGAAGCGTTACGGTGCAAAGAAGCGCGGGCGCAAGGCTCCGCCTTTTGTGAAACCCACGGGGGCAAGCCAAAGCAAAGCGCCGCCCGCTATGAAAACAACGCCCCATATAAAACGGCAGCATGGCAAGCCATACGCGCCGCGCAACTATCAAGCGCCCCCCTTTGCGCTTCTTGCCTTTGCCGTGGCGCTATAACGCAAGCCGCCCATGTAGACCACGTTATCCCGTGGCGCTCTATCGGCCCCGCCGCCTTTAAGCGCAACCTATTTCAAAGCCTTTGCGCTTCTTGCCATACGGTTAAAACGGCAGCGGAGCAAAAGGGGGTTTTCATTCATTACACCCAAAGCGGGCCAAAGGAATACACCCGCGCCGATTATTTGCAACTCTTGCCACGCTAGGCCATACCGCGCCCACGCTGCCGCGCCCGCCGCGCCCGCTTTGGCCGCATACACCCCGCAAAACGCCCCGCGCTTGCGCCGCGCCCACAAAAAGCCCGTTAAATAATACCAAAGTACCTTTTTATGGTGCTTTTGGCATGGCTTGCCCCGCTTTTTGGCATTGCTTGCCCTTTGCCATGCCGCGCCGTTGCGCCCTTTTCACGCCATACACCGCGCCCCGTATGGCTTGCGACAGCACAAAGCCCGCAAAGCCCCGCAAATAATACACAAAGCAACGCAAACCCGCGCCTTGCCTTGCTTGCAAGGCAAAAGCGCCCGCAAACCCGCGCCGCGCCGCGCTCCGATAAACTAAAACGCCCGCCAACGC